ACAAAACCAGGATGCACTGGTCGTGCAAAAGCATTGGCTAAAACTTTTAAAAAAATGGCTAAAAAGAGAAAAAACGCATAATGGCGCAAGACCCGTTACAAATATTATACAAAGTTAAAAGAAATACTGAAGCAAGAATACAACAATTGGTCCTAAGTGTCACATCCGGAAATGTTGACAATTTCGAACAATACAAGTATATTATAGGTCAAATTAACGCACTAGAATTAGTGCGACAGGATATCTCTAACCTGCTAAGTGCAAAGGAGCAAAAAGATGAGCAAAGAGGAACAGTTATCGACATCGGGCGACACACCAAAACTTAAACCAGCCCTACAAGAAAAATATCAAGAAGAAAAAAAAGAATTAAAGGAAAGATCTAAAAAGATTTCAGAGGAAATGGATAAACTTCCATTACCTGTTGGATGGAGAATTTTAGTACTGCCTTTTGAAGCGTCAAAAAAGAGTAAAGGAGGAATTATTTATTCTGATGACGCTGTAGAAAGAGCATCTATTGCATCAACTTGTGGAAATGTATTGGCCGTGGGAAGTCAAGCATATGATAAAGAAAAATTTCCATCAGGCCCCTGGTGCAAGAAGGGGGATTGGGTAGTGTTTGCACGCTATGCAGGATCCCGTATTAGAATACAAGGAGGAGAAGTACGTTTGCTGAATGACGACGAAATTCTAGCAACCATCAAGAATCCAGAGGATATCTTGCATGAAATATAAACATAGGAAGGAACTATGCCAGAAGAAGAAAAAAAATCTAGCACTAAGCTAGTCGATATAGATACATCAGGCCCAGAGGTAGATGTAACTGTACCAGAAGTAAAAGAAGAAGTAGTAACAGAAACGGAGACACATGAAGAAACTACTCAAGACAGTCCTATCACCGATGACACACCTGAGAAATCAGATGAGCGCGTGGATGTTCGAGATAGCGAGGACGATCAAAAACAGAGTCCATCGAAAGAGGACCAAAAACTAGAAGAATACAGCAGAGGAGTTCAAAACCGTATCTCTAAACTGACACGTAAAATGCGTGAATCAGAACGTAGAGAAGCAGCAGCTTTGGATTATGCACAAGCTGTAGAATCTAATAGAAAACAAATGGAATCTCATTTTGTAAAACGAGATTCTGTATATAATAAAAAACTTGAAGAAAATGTAAAAACAGGAATGGAGGCAGCGGAAAAAGAATTAGCTGGTGCCATTGAATCTGGAAATGCACAGGCTCAAGTTGAAGCAAATAAAAGAATTGCTTCTCTTGCTTTTGAAAATGCAAAAATTCAACAAGCAAAAGAATATCAGGAAGAAGTTGAACAACAACCAAAACCACAACGTAGACTTTCTGATGAACAATATCTACCAAGAAGAACTCCTACGGAGTTACCTGATCCTGATCCTAAAGCTGAAGATTGGGCTGCAAAAAACAGATGGTTCGGTTCCGATCGGGCTATGACGTTTACTGCGTTCGAAATTCATAAGGATTTAGTAAATAAGGAAGGTTTTAATCCTAAATCAGAAGAATATTATAAGGAAGTTGATAGAAGGATAAAGCTTGACTTTCCTCATAAGTTTGATAAAGGTGGTAGTGTAAATACGTCCGAACCCGTTCAGACGGTTGGTTCTGTTAAAAGAATCGTTAAACCAGGACGCCAAACTGTGAGACTCACTTCCTCCCAGGTAGCAATTGCTAAAAAATTAGGAGTGCCACTTGAAGAGTATGCGAAACAATTAAAAATCACGAAGGAGGCATAAGCATATGAATACAAATGATAAAAAAACTTCCCGTGCGAACCAAACAAGGTCTAAATCTGAAAGACCAAAAGTATGGGTTCCACCATCATCTCTAGATGCACCACCAGCGCCTAAAGGCTTTAGGCACAGATGGATACGAGCTGAAAGTGTTGGCTTTGATGACACTAAGAACATCGCAGGTAAATTAAGATCTGGATGGGAATTAGTGAGAGCTGACGCATATGAAGGTTCGGACTATCCTGTTGTTAAAGACGGAAAATACGCTGGGGTAATTGGAGTTGGTGGCCTATTGCTGGCTAGGATACCTGAAGAACTCGCGAAGCAACGTACCGAATATTTTCGTAAACAAACGGAAGCTCGGGACGAAGCAGTTGACAACGACTTAATGAGGGAACAGCACCCAAGTATGCCGATCAATATTGATCGACAGACACGTGTAACCTTCGGTGGTACAAAGAAAAGTTAATTTTTTAACAATTCTCAAACCAACGAATTAAACTAACCCGTTTACAATTTAACGATTGTAAACATTAACGGAGTAATACTATGGCAAATAGAAATAGCGCCGGTTTTGGATTTATTCCTGCAGCAACGTTGGGTAATACCCCAGCTACTCAGGGATTGTCTAAATATTGGATTGATGCTGCATCTACTGTTGATTTATATCACGGTGGCGCAGTTGAAATTACATCTGGCTATGTAACATCTGCTGAATTAACCCCTGCTACAAGACCTGTAATAGGTGTGTTAAACGGTATCTTTTATAACGCGTCAAGTACTAAAAAACCGACGTGGGCTAACTGGTACGAGCAGCCAATTACTCCAGCTAACAGTGAAGATATACAAGCATTTGTAAATGACTATCCTTTCCAGGAATATGTTGTTGCAACAGATGCTGCTGTAACGCGAGCCGGCTTCATGGAAACCTACGAGTGTTTTACTAACACAGGTGGAACTGATGCAACTGGCGTATCCAGCACGACTTTGAATATTGGCGGAACTGATGTGAAAACATATCAGTGGAGATTGATAAGAGAAGCAGAGGATCCTGAAAATCAGGACATTTCTGCTGCTTATTGTTCAGTCATCGTTGTTCAGAGCACGAATCAAATCGTCACTCAAACTACTTAGGAGCAAATAGACATGGCAATATCAAGAGCACAGCTAGTTAAAGAGCTAGAACCAGGCCTAAATGCACTATTTGGGCTGGAATACAAACGGTATGACAATGAGTCTGCCGAAATATACGCAACCGAGTCTAGTGACAGAGCTTTCGAAGAGGAAGTAATGTTATCAGGATTCGCTAACGCTGACGTAAAAGCTGAAGGTCAAGGAGTTTCATTCGATGAAGCTCAAGAGACTTTCACTGCACGTTACACTCACGAGACAGTAGCTTTAGCATTTGCAATAACTGAAGAAGCTATGGAGGACAACCTCTATGACAGAATTTCTTCACGTTATACAAAAGCTTTGGCAAGATCTATGGCTAACGCTAAACAAGTTAAAGCGGCAGCACCATTAAACAATGGTCTACCGGGAGTAGCTACTTTCAAAACAGGTGATGGAGTTTCATTAATAAATGGCTCTCACCCTACAATTGCAGGTACGTTTAGTAATACGCTATCAACAGCAGCAGATCTAAACGAAACATCATTAGAGCAAGCAATGATTGACATTGCAGCTTTCACTGATGAACGTGGATTAAGAATAGCAGCGCAAGGGAAGAAAATGATCATCCCTTCTGCTCTTCAATTTACTGCTGAGAGAATATTGAAGTCTCCAGGCAGAGTAGGAACAGCGGACAATGATATCAATGCACTTAAAAACTTGGGGATGATTCCTCAAGGTTATAGAGTCAATCACTTTGTGACTGACACTGATGCATGGTACATTATCACTGATGTTCCAAACGGCATGAAGTATTTCGATAGAGCACCATTGAAAACAGCAATGGAAGGCGATTTCGATACTGGCAATGTTAGATATAAAGCTAGAGAAAGATACAGTTTCGGCTGTTCTGACCCTAGAGGTATCTATGCATCACCAGGTGCGTAATTAAAACTAATTATGTGGCGGCGCCTTAATGTCGCCACATTTTACTGATATAATGAATTCTATGAAAAAATTCCTCATAAATATTTGGGCATATGATTATCACGCTAAATTTGAAGTCTTAGCGGAAGATAATGCCCTTTCCATTGAAAAATCAATCCTTGACAAGCTAGGAGAAAAAAGTATAAAATGGGAATCAACTGGAATGTTTAGCAACACTCCTAAGAGAATAACCTATGAGGAGGTTATAAATGACACAAGACCTATACACTACAAAACGGTCCTTGGAGTTAGACTGGCAACAAGAGCACCTGAAGGAAGGCAAATATAACTTGAATATGGGATATATTGACAAAAAAATTCAGGAAGTTATTAAAGAAATCATTGCCAAAGAGTTTGAAGAACAAACACTTCAGACCAAAATAGACCAGGCCAAGGCCGAAGTTTCGATAGCCACTTAAGCGCTATCAAAAATCAATTTTTTCCCTAGGGGTACCTTGCACTTTTTTTTAAAATAGTGTATAAATAACTTACTATACAATTAATTAAGAACATAGACGAGTATAGTCGACGGCCTAGAGACTATGTTCAGAAACTAGGAGGATTAATATGGCAACAACTACATTTTCCGG